AGAAAAAACCAGCGAAGAAGTCAGTTTTGCCATGAAAAAGGCGTTTCTGCCGGCTACCGCAGCTGTCGCTGGACTCGCTGCAGCCGCAACTGTCGCTACTAAGGCCGCGATTGACGACCAGAAACAACAAAACGAACTCGCACGCCAGCTTGAGATCACCACAGGCGCCACAAAAGAACAAGTAGCAGCCGTCGAGGACTACATCGCCAAAACCGAAACCGCAGCCGCGGTATCCGACTCGGAACTACGGCCGGCGTTCGCGAACCTTGTGCGCGCCACCGGGAGCGTCACCGAGGCACAAGACCTGATGAACTTGGCGCTGGACGTGGCCGCTGGCACCGGGCGCGACCTTGAATCAGTCAGCGAAGCCTTGCAGGAGGCGTATCAAGGCGAAGTCGGCCCGCTCAAAGAATTAGACCGCTCACTTACCGACATGATCGCGTCAGGCGCTGACGCCGACGAAGTCATGGGCCAACTCGCCGAAACATTCGGCGGCGCAGCAGCACGCAACACCGAAACAGTCGCCGGCCGTTTCGAACTGATGCAAATCCAGATCCAGAACGCGCAGGAATCCATCGGGCTGGCGTTACTGCCCATCCTAGAAAAACTGCTGCCCGTCCTTGAGGACGTGGCCACGTTCGTCGCGGAGAACACCGAACTATTTATTGCCATCGGCGCAGCTGTTGCCACCGTCGCCGGCATCGTCATCGCCTACAACACGGCGCTAAAGCTGTACGCAGTCGCTCAAGGCATCGCCACCGCCGCCACAGCCGTGTTCAACGCTGTGCTAGCCGCCAACCCCATCGTGCTGATTGTGCTAGCCATCGCCGGCCTCATCGCCCTGCTGATCGCCCTCGAAAAGAAGTTTGGCTTTATCACCAAGATTGTCGAAGGCGTCAAGTTCGTGTTTGACAAGTTGAGCGATGCAGTCGCATGGCTGGGCGGCAAGTTCGTTGACTTCATCAACACGCTGATCGACGTGGCCAACAAGATCCCGTTCGTGGACATCGGCAAGCTGACCAACGTGTTTGAGGAACAGGCCAAGATCGTTGAGGACGAAGTCACGCCGGCCATTGAGGGCTACGCCGACGCCGAACTGGAAGTGGCCGAAGCCATCGCGGAGGCCGCCTATCAGCAGCAGCTCGCCAACCTGGACTACGAAGAAGCCGAACGGCTTATGGACGAGCTGCACCCAACGCTCGATGACGTGACCGCTGCCATCGGGCGCACCAACGACGCCATGGCACGCCACCACGAAGCACAGCAGTTCATCAGCGACATGAACACCGACTTGATTGACGAGTTCAACTTCCTGTTCGGCATCTTTGACAACGACGAGGCCGTCGACAACTTCAGCGACGCCATCCTTGACGCGGCCGAAGCCGTCAAACAATACGGCGAAGGTAGCCGCGAAGCCGAAGAAGCCAGCCGCGACATTTACCGCGAACTCGGCAAAGTCATCGACCAGCTCGACAACATCCCAGCCACCAAACAGCTCGAACTGATCGCGTTGCTCGATCAGGGCGAATACGACGCCGTGCTAGCGCAACTCGAGGTATTGAACGCCATCGCAAACACCGCGCTCACCACACTTACCGCAGCCGAGATCGCAGCCGCAGCCGGCATGGTCATGCCACGCACCGGGTTCGAATCATTAGCTAGCCCGGTCAGCAGCATCGACATCGGCGGCGGTGCCAGCGGCCGATTCGGCCAAACACCGATGGGATCCCCCATGAACGTCGTCGTTAATATGCCAGCCGGCAGCGACGGCGACGCAGTCGTCCGATCCTTGCAGGACTACGCACGCAAGAACGGTGCCGTTCCAGTCGCAGTCGATGACACTAGGCGGTTCTAATGGCCGCGTTTGACAACTACATCGTCACGTTCGGCGACCGCAACGGCGACAACACCATTACCTCCGACGTACTCGGCTTCAGCACCGTCATTGAGGCCGGCATTGGCCAGTTCGGCAAAATGACCGCCAACCTGACCGTTGACAACAACACCGGGAACTACACACCCGAAGAAGGCGGCGGCAACGGCACCTACAAAACCGTCGACTGGTACAGCCAACGCCTTGAAATCAAAGCCGTTACCGGCACCGGCACCGTCACACCACGCACGACTATCGTGTTCAGCGGTGTCATCCGCAGCATTGACATCACCGACAACGGCATCAACAGCACCGTCAACATCGCCGCTGTCGACTGGCTTCAAACCGCGACAGGCACACCGGCCGACATCACAGAATCAACCAGCGCAGTCAACGTTGACACCGCGATCAACAGGGCGCTTGAAGGCGTCAGCGGTTACGGCAACGGCGTCACACTTCAAAACTTCGGTGACGCCACCGCAACTATCAACCCGGCCGTGTTCAACATCAGCAGCAGCGTGTCCCAAATCGCCCGGCCAGCACAAACCAACGTCGAAGCCCTCGACATCGTCAGCCAAACACAACTGCCAGCCGGCCCGTTCGTCAACTATCCCGGCGAGATCGAGTTCAACACGTCACCAAAAACGACGGACTTCAACTACTACCTGTTGAACCGAACACTTGAAAAAGACGTGTTCTTTCGCGGCAATGTCAAGTTCAGCGAAAACCCGACCGCGCCAACCGTCACCACAGCCGAACTGCCAGCCACGGCGTTACGCGTTGACTTCACGACCGACAACTTGACGACCGTCACATCAGCCACATCAGGGCTGGCCGGCTCCACAACGCAAACCGTGACCGCGACCGCAGCTGCCGAAAAGTACGGCAGCCGTAGCCGTGTCTACAACAAAACCGCAAATTTGTCGGACGCTGACGCGCTCGGCGTCGCTAACTTTTGGACAAACCGCCAGTCGACGATCCGGTACACGCCAGCACAGCTCACGACGACTGTCAGCGCCATCGTTGCCGCGTGCGGTATCAACAGCAATGTGGCGCTTAGTTACTTGTTCAGCGCCAAACTGCTGCCGTTCTCAATATGCGAAGTTGAGTACACACCGACTGGCGGTACACAAATCAGCCAGGCGACCGTGGTGCGGCGCCGCACAATCCGCGCGACACCGGCCGACACGACCATCACCCTTGACCTGCTTCCAGCGGTTGACTATCAATCGTTTACCCTAGACTCGACGGTGCTAGGGGTACTTGACGAGAACCGGCTGGGCTAGGCTGCAGTACATGGCCGATCAGGGCGATTTCACTAGCGGATCTGTGCTGACTGCTGCGGAGTTGAACGCGTTTCGTCAAGTAACGATTCTTCAAGACACTATTACCGTTGCCAATGCGACCAACGTCACGCCTGCGTTTAGCACGGAGCTGATCGACGTTGGCGGCTGGCACGCCTCTGGAGCATCAACGATTGTCGCCCCTTATGACGGCGTGTATCTAGTAACAGCGAACGCCCGTTTCATGAACAGCGCGAACCGTGCTTTAGTAGAGATTCTGGTCGGTGTGACAGAATGGTTTTCGTCAGATAACGCAAACGGCGCTAATGACCTATCATGCGGAGGTCATTTGACTATGAGCGCAAGCGACGCAGTTTCTCTGCTGCTTTATCAGAACTCTGGGTCAAGTAAGACCCCCGTCGTCACATTTAGTTTGGAACTGGTGAGGCGCACATGATGGAACTACCTCGACTGCCGACAGACGAACCGACGCAACGTGCAGAAATGCGCCAGTTACGCGATGGTCTGCTCGCTGCGTCTGACTGGACGCAGATGCCTGACAGCCCGCATACGGATGAGCAGCGTGCTGCGTGGGCGACCTATCGGCAACAGCTGCGCGACGCGCCCGCCAACTGGACGCCAGGGCCAACATGGGATGCACCAGAGCCGCCGGCATGATCGTCATGGTTATTATCCTCGCCGCGATTTTGGTGGGGGCCATCATTTCAATAGTGGAGAACTAACAACATGAACCTCACGAACCCACCAAAAGCCCTAATTGCGATGGTCGCCATGATCGTCATCGCCGTGTTAATGATTGCTGACAGCATCGCTAACGAGGCCGGCACCGGCATGCTCGGCACCATCGTCGGTTACGCCGTCGGCAACGGCATCGCCGCGAAAGGCGGCAAGCCTGTCGAGCCGATCATTGGGAAAAAGTCGTGAAGTACACCAACTGGCATGACGGCCGCACACCAGCTGCACCGTTCGACACCTGCAGCCCGAACCTTGTGGCGATCCGTCATTACATGGAACAGACGTACGGCATGTGGTACCTCGGCTGTTACACCCGGCGCAAGATCCGCGGCGGCACCCGCTGGTCATCCCACGCGTTCGGCGCCGGCCTCGACTTGTCATACCGGCAGGACGACGAGCACCCAGACGTACCAACGCGCGAATCAGTCGAAACTGTCATTATTCCGTGGCTGGAGGCCAACGCTGACACGCTCGGCATTCAACGGATCCATGACTACTGGGCGCGTCGCTACTGGCAAGCCGGCCGTGGCTGGATCAATCGGCCACCCGGTGGCCGTAACGACCACATTCACCTCGAGGTCAACGAAACGACGTGGCATTGGGCTAACGACATCGACGGCCGGCTGACT